AGTGGCATCTTGATAAACACAGGCCAATCGACCTGCCAACCCAAGTATGTGGGGTGCATAGGGACTCTCCATTATATGAATACTGTTATGTTCTGTTATATATTGGGTTGTACCCCAAGCCGTAGCTCAGGGTACACCTTTAGTAGTATCGCTTAGGCGATTACGGCTGAGAAGAAGTAACCCAAGTCAGCGCCTGTGACTTTCATGTCATAAGCCATCTTAACTTGGATGTGTTCTGCAACCTGTTGACGCTTGAGAGCATCGTCAGAGAAGGACTCAACGGTAACACCGAGGTTGTTTACGCCGGGAACTGAGTTCCATGCGAATGTCAGACCAGCGGCAGGGGTCATCAGACCTGATGCACGAGGTGTGTGTACCAACAGAGCGTTCTTACCACCGATGAAAGAGTTGCTTTCAGCAAGACCTTCGACAGCACCGTTCTTAACAGCTTCCATGACGTAGAAGTTCTCTACTTCAAAGATTTCTGCCAGTTTAGCATCTGTAATCAAAGCTGTGTTTGTTACAGTTGCGCCACCGTTCAAACGGGCGAGGATGTCTGGGTGGTTAACCAAGATGTCACGAACTTCTTTACCAACAACCATTGTGTTTGGCTTGAAGCCACCTGATGCCAACTGCATGGTACGACGACCATTAGTTACGTCAGTGATTGGTGTGGAGTTAGTGTAGTCAGACCACAAGTTACCGGGGGTTACGTCTGTAGTCCAGACGCCAGCCTTGAAGAATGTGTCAGCGAAACGCTCTTCACGGTCGATCAACAAGCGAGTTGTCAATGTCTGTGCGCCAGCGGAACGGATTTCCAACATTGCATCTTCGTTAGCGATAGTCTGCTCATCGAAGTCCATGCCGAGGCCATACACGTCAGCGTAGTAAGCATCGTTGGAGATTGCCATACCGATGCGGTTAACTTCTGTGCGTGGCGCAAGTTTCTTTACGTCACCAGAGCGGTTCATGTTCGCACGGTCATAGGTGTAGAACTTGTCAGACTGACGAGCAACGCCTACGGTTGGGAATACTTTATCAGCGACAAAGTTAGTTTGTTCTTGTACATAGGCCAGTGTCAGATTAGACAACGGCTGGTCAATATGTACCTGAGATGGGGTCAAAAGTGGCATTAGATTATTCCTTTAAATGCTAGATTAGGCAGCTACGTTGCCACCTTGGATCATTTCGATTTCGATGATCTGACCATCTACACCGTCTTCACGGGCATAACCAAGTACAACATCACCTGTGGCTGCGAGAAGGGCTGTACCATCTGCGCCAGTTTGGATTTGATCGCCAGCAGTAATAGCACCACCAGCTTCTACCATGACGGAACCAGAGACACATACGGTCACGGCAGCGCCAGCAGCAGCACCAGCAAGACATACGCCCATAGCGTTCTCACCAGCAGCGTCAGCCAGATCAACTTGACCGTCAGCTTCCAGAGTTACGAATTTGAATTGTGCTGCGGAAAGGTCTTCCCCAGCGATAAAAGTGCGGTTATCACGAGATTGCATGACGGCCATGATTATTCCCCTTTGTAGGATTTAGTGATGAGTGCTTTGCCTTCGTCGGTCTTAGCTACAGCAGCATAAGCCTTGGCGAACTCACTCTTTTTCAGTTGGTTTTCGTCCATGTAGGACTTTACGAGAGCATCCAGTTTGTCAGCAGAGGTAGCGAACTCACCGTCTACATCGGACTTACCAAATTCTTGCATGGAGGCTTCAAAAGCTGCATCAGCGGCCTTGAGCATTACCATAATTGCTTCATCTTCTGAGAATGACTTCAGAAGGGATTTGGCTGCACCAGATTCAAAGTGTGGCAGAACTTCTTCTGCTTTCTTTGTCAACTCAATGTCAGCCTTTTCGATTTCACTTTCACGCTTGGCTACAGCAGCAGCTTCAAGTGCTTTCAGGACTGGGGCTGGGATGTCGCTCTTAGCTACCATCTCACCGTCGATGTCCATCATTTCTTCTTCCGCTTTCTTCTCAATTGAGTCGGCACGAATAACGTAACCGTTGTCAATCAGACCTTTGCGGAGATGTTGGTTTTCAGCAGTAAGACGATCAACATCAGCCTTTAGTGCTTCAACATCAACTTCGGTAGCTTCTACAGCCTCAAGGTCAAACTTCTCAGCAACCTCTTCAACAGCTTCGTCAGCTTTTTCCATGTCGTAACCGAGAGCCTTCATAGCTTCGCCACGTCCACAACCTTTGTCGTCCATGTACGCCTTTACTTTGGCTTCCATTTCTTCGCTCATTTTTGTAAGTTCCTCTTCGGAATTGTCACGCTTGAAGAGTGAGACCATTGCTTGTGCATTGGCTGGACGATCCACTAGGGAAAGTTCTTCAAGGTGCAAGTTTTTCAGGAGATTGGGCAAGTTAGATTTCCTCCTTGATAGCACGTCCACCTATAGAGAACGCAGCGAGTTCACCAGATTTGACCATATCCCAGACGGCATCATCGAATACTTTGTAAGCGACAACCCATCCTTCACGATCAGACTGGATACCAAGAGCATCACCAATTTCTTTAGTGATAGGAAGAGAGTGGACAACTACGCCAACCTGATCTCCAACGTGCATGGCCTTGCCGACCCGCACATGCTCCATAAATTCATTAACGGCTTTTACCAGTGTACCAGCTTCGATAACGTCACCCTGACGATCAATAACTGCCTCACCTTTTTCTGTAACTACAGAAGCCCATCCGTAGACCATACGCTGTTCGTCGTCAGTCTTGAGGATTTTACCTTCAATGTTCTTTGTCATCTTGTGTTCAAACCCGTTTTCTTGTAAGTCTAAATGCTCTTGTAATGTCTCCGCCCTAACACTCTCTTTAGTATCTGGGTGATACATTGTGTGAGGCTTGAAGTTTTCCTCAGTATAAGCCTTTGTGAGGCTACCCACTGAGCGGCTACTCCACATACGACATGACCAATAGCCAGCCGTTGTCTTATCTTTCTTAGTATCGCAAGAATGGCGGGAGCGGAAATTGGCACGAGCTTTAGGATCATCCCGGCGGATTTCCATGTTAGGGTCTCCGAAAGCTACCCGTTTAACCTTGCCTCCGTCCTGTACGAACACTTCAAACTTCTTGTTGCCACCCTTGATACGCCGAGGTTTGTTCAAGGTAACAGTTTCGCCCTGATACTCAGCCTTAGTCAAGTCTAGGACGTATTGTACCTTAGCGATTGACTTCTTACTTGAGGAGGGGTGTGATGAGGGCAGCAAGTCTTTATCGTGGTTAACTGACTTAGAGCCACTTACTATCTTGAGGAAGCTGTTTACACGAGCCATAGCCCATTGCTCAGGAGAACTTACGCTAGGACGAACACTTGACGGATTAGTCTTGTAAGCACCAATCCCACGATCATACACAGCTTGAAGCATACGCATAGTTACTTTATGCTTAGACTTCTTGTTATGCTCTTCCATCTTATTCTTTAGACCAGTCTTTGACATTATGGTTCACCTTGGATTTTATTACTTACTGATATCATCGTAAAGTTGCATGTGACACGAGTGTTGTTAGTTAAGTTCCTTGGTAACAACCAGTGCAATACTACCCGTGTTAGGGAAGGTTTCTACTGCACCATCTGTGTAGGTGACTTGAAACTCTACTGAGTATGTACCAACTGTGTTTGTATCACCAACTTGCCAGTCGTATCTAACAACACCAAGGGCCGCATTGATAATTTGCAAATCCTCATTAACCTTTAGTGTACCATCGACAGATTTAATAAAAATCTTAGCTGTAGCAGCGGTCAGGTTGACTGGAGTGTTATTAGCGTCTTTCAACTCTGCTAAGATAGAGGGGCTAGTGTCATTTTGTTTGATATAGAAAGCCATGATTATGCCACCTTATTGTAGTTTCCATCAAGGACAGCATGGTTTGCCGTACTTTGTACAAGAGCTTGGTTAGTTGAGTTAGATGTAATAAACACGGCCCTTCTTGTGGACGCTCTGTAAATGTCAGCACCGTAGTATGTTACTACGAATGTACCTTCATCTACCTCAAGCGCATGATTGAAGCCGTTAGACTGACCAATTAAGCTGAATACACCAGCGCCAGCGGGTAGGGTTAGCTCAGGTTCTAACCTTGCATCATCCGCAGTAAAGACAAAGTTACCGGCCTCAGCGGGAAGAACTTTTCCGTCAATCAGGGTATTATCTTGACCCGTCAGGGTGAATGAGCCAGCGTCACCAAGTAAGTAGTAGTTTATATCAAGTGCAACATCTTCCGCACCCAAGACAAACGAACCAGATGTTACAGGAACCGTTGTGGTAAAGTTAGCCTCAAAGCCTGACTGACTGTAGGTTGCAAACTCAACAGGGAAGTTTACAGCAAAGGGGGTGTCAGAACCACTGAGATCAAAAGGCCCAGTATCAGCGGTGACATTTACGTCAAAGGTTGCATCGTTTTGAGTTAGCGTGTAAGAAGCAGCTTCAACAGGAAGGTTAATGCTGAACGACAGCCCTTGACCATTTAGGTCGAAGCTACCCGTCTCCACACCAAGTACAACATCTGTGTCAGTGTCTTGGAAGGTTAGGCTGTAGGCACCAGCTTCTACAAACAAAGCATAACTACGGAGTAGATCAGAGGTCTGGCCCGTTAGAGTAAATATGCCCGTTCCCGCATTAACGATAGTGTTTGGGAATATCTCACTGTCTTGACCAGTAAGAGTAAAGCTACCAGAACCATTCTGAATACGAGTGTTAGTATTCGCAGGTTGACCTACAAGGCTGAGAGAAGCAGTACCAGCGGAAAGAGTTACACCAAAGACGTTAGCTTGGCCTGAGAGTGTGAAGGCTCCCTTAGCGGCGGGTAATCCATATTCAATACCAGAGGATTGACCCTCAAGCGCAAATTGACCTGTGCCAGCAACCTTGCGTGTATGATCGGTAATCTGTTGCGGGGATACAATGTATGTCCCCTGTTGCCCAATTAACTTAACGTCGAAGCGGAAGCCAGCATCCTGACCAGTGGTTGTAAACGACCCAGCATCAGACGCAGAGATTACTGTAAAGTTAGTCTCTTGCCCTCCAACTGCGAACTCGCCAGCCTGAGAGTTAATACTTGTGACAACCGACACACCCTGCAACGTGAGTGTGTATGATGTGCTGTCGGCTACAAGAGCATAAATCCTGCTTAACTCTGCGTCTTCAAGGGATGCAGTGAAAGCACCCGCATCCGCATCAATATTAAGCTGTGCCGTGACTATGGCGTCTTGTACGTTAAGGTTGAAGC